CCAAGCCCAATTTTTGACTAGTTTGATTTAATAGTGAAGATAGTGAAGATAGTGAAGATAGTGAAGATAGTGAAGATAGTGAAGATAGTGAAGATAGTGAAGATAGTGAAGAGCCAAGCCCAGAGTACCGGGGGGGGTATTGTGCTACACAATTAGTATATGTGGGACACTACAAGTACTTGTGAGAGGGCCAACTCTAAATAGCTAGTCCATCAACTACATTGCTACTATTTTTTGTGCCCTTCTTCTTCCCTCTTTTCCCTACCACATCCCTAACTCTATACATGGCATAGTAACGCACTGCATCCATAGGGTTGGACCACTCATCATGTCTAGGCTTATCACGCCATACACCAAGGCGACTATCCCATTCTTTGGTATAATTCTCGAAGGCCGAAATGACGTACTCGCACTTCTCAGAGTCTACCCATAGCAAGGGCATCATTTCCCTAACTGCTTGGATACCAGGAAGAACGTCCTCTCGGGCCAGTATCTTCTGCTTAGTCATACCTAGGTCGCGCAGCTGCTTAGATATGCTGGCCGCAGACCCTAGCTCTCGTTTCTTAGCATCATGTGGGAGTACGAATCTATCATAGCGGTAGTTCCTTCCTCTTAACACTGACACATAATGGGCCAAGCTCTCACCCGTGTTATGGTAGTGGTCAATAAGCCGTATCTGTATGCGCCCACTAACAGTAGTATCAGACTGCCAAAATAGCATCTCGAAGGTGTCATTGATACCAAGGTCTAAGGACACAGTTACACGTAGCTCTGGCTCAAATGCTCCTTTTACTAATCGGCCCTCGTCTCTTAGAGTCTTTATCAGCCTACCATAGTATGAGCCATCCCTAGCTTGTGAGAACGCCGACTCGGGGTTATACGGGTATTCACGGTCATATTCGTCTCCGAGCTCCTCCCGTTTGGCCGCACACCACCACTTCTGGCTGTCTGTTAGCTCTATATCTAGGTCTCTCTGTACCATCTCTACGTACTCTGTATCCTCTTTCTTCATTCGCACGGGTATATTTAGTGTACAGTCAGGGTCATCTACCCATGAGAGGAACAAGGGCGCGAAGTGCATCTCTGACAGTATACCTACATGGTTCTCTGAGGTTTTCCACTTTTGGGCAAATAGGTTGTCGCGACCCTCAGCAGTACTCTCAATAATCACTGTGTTACCAGCCTTAATAGCCTGCAGGGACCCTGAGTTTGTTTCCTTGGCGCGCTCAGGGTATTTGTTGGCGATTTTACCTAGTTCGGATATATGCAACCTAGTTAGGGTACCAGACCTAAAGGAGGTTCTCACGAATATCTTGGAGCCGTTGTTGAACTGGGTTACTTTTGAGTTATTAACCACTCTCTCAATACCTAGTAGGCTCTTAACACTATCATCTAGGTCGTCCCATGCATAGGTTACACGCTCTAGTAGGTCGGTCGCGGCATCTGCATCTTGTGCCATTAGTCCACAGTTCATGTTCTCCATGAACACGGCGTCGTCAAAGAAGCTAATGAGCCATAGTGTACTAATACCCTGCTGTCGTGACTTAAGTATAATTAGTCTAGAGTGTCGTAATGAGGCAGCATACGCTAGGTGCTGTGCCCTATGTAGGTTGAACTTCATTGGAGTACCGAACTTATCCCTAATAGTATATAGGTTGTTTAGTCTCCACAGCTTACATGGCATGTAGTTCATAATCATGTCTTCATCGCTAGTAGGCGCACGCTCGAACAGCCACTTGTCTTTAATCAGCGTAGTCCCAGCATATATCTCATCGAATTGAGTAGGTGTAATATTTAGGTACCAGTAGTCCTTAGCCACGGAGTGCACCTTTCATCATATTAACACTACTAGCGCTAACCTTGGTTGAGTTGTCTACGTGTACATTGACACCGGAGTTGTTGAAGATGTTGTTATATGCATTACTTAGTGCGTTTGTAATAGATACCCACTCACTAGCCTTTAGCTTTTCACTGTCTAGTAATTCTTCTGCCTTAGTTAGTGCCTTACTTATAGTTTGGTGAAAGTCTCCATCTAGTTTCTGTAGGGAGGTTATGCCTTCCTGCACCATCTCTAGTTTCTTAACTACAGCGGCAGGAGCCTCTTCACGTGCCTTCTCTACAATAGTATGCACTACCTCTGGAGATATTGCCGCAGCCTCACCTACTAGTGCGTTGTCGCTCTCGGCTTCCATCTTTTTTCGTATGGATAGTACCTTCTGATATGCTACCCCAGTTCTCTCTGCTATATCTTTTGGCTTCTCACCTAGTGCTAGTAAGCTCTTTACTGCTAGTATGTCTGACTGCATCGTACCCTCCTGGTATTAATGTAATAATATATATCTTATCATAATTATTCTTAGAGATAGATTAAAAAAATTTATTTATATTTAATCTAGATTTAAGAAATATTATGATATTATATAATAATAAGAAATTATCTTATTATAAGTGGTTAGTACACTGCCACATTTCTTCTTCCCCGAGTAAAGACTCCTCAGTCTTCTTATGGCAGTGTACTAACCACTTATAAACTTACATAACACCTAGGAGGGTAATTATGAGCACAGAGTATAAGAAGGAAATAAAAGAATGGTTATGGTGGACACACCGTAGACAAGTATTGCACTCTATAAGAAGAGGGCATAGACCTCCTGAATATACTCTAGAGCAACTAGGTGATTGGGTTAAAAGCCAACCTAAGTTTTTTGAGTTACTTGATGAGTGGATTAAGTCGAATAAAGCTACCCCTTTATATCCTAGTGTGGATAGAAAAGATAACTCTATTCACTACTGCTTCAATAACATACAATTAATGACTTGGAGAGAGAACAATGCCAAGCAAAACTTTGAAATGGGAAAAGCTGTCACTCAACTTGATAAAAAGGGTAGGGTAATAAATAGCTACAAATCTATAAGGTCTGCAGCTAGAGAGCTAAACATATGTCAGAGTGCCATTACTAAAGTATGTAAAGGCAAAATGAATACAACCGGCGGCTACCGCTGGGAATACGTACAATAAGCATACAAAGGAATTTTAATATGCAAACAGAAAATAACAAAACAGAAACTACTCCTGAAGAAGGACAGTTTAATAGTTCTGATTTCTTTAAGGAACATCTGCATCGTTCTGAAGATGGCAAATATGAGATACAAGGCGAAGACCTCGCACCAGTTGAGTTGGCACTCCTGGAAACAGAGGTTAGACGTCGTGGGTCTCAAGCTGCCGTAACTAAAGAACAGATGAGGGCAAATAGAGTGGAGATAGAACTTAACAAGGTCAAAGAAGTTATACCTACCGTAGACACGCAGCGTAAAGTTGTGGATGAAGCACTAAAGTATACAGACCCTGATGAGTATATCCGATTATCTCTTGAGGCTAAACAGGCCACAGACCCTTACACAGATGCTTTCGCTACAGCTAGTAGATATGCGGAAGAGCAAGTAGGTCAAATGACCTTAGAAGGTGTAATAGCAGCTCACAATGAGGCTCATCCAGATAGAGCTATCACAGAGGGCATGTTGGAATTGGACTTACCACCTAGATTGGTACGTGAGTTCTCCAATGGTAAGCTATCACCATCTGACTTTCTCGACCAAGCATCAACTATCCTGTATAGACCAACGGAAATAGCTAACCAGGAACTCCCAAGTATGCCAGACTTAGGAGCTGTATCGGGTCAAACGACTCCTACAGACGACGGTCAAAACGATACGCTGATGGCTAACTATGCATCAGCAGTAATTTAGGAGAAACAAAATGGCAGTACAACCATCACAAACGGGTGTAGTTAGTATTAACTCTGCACTACAACGTAGACAATGGATGCTCGAAGGACTGGTTCAAAAATCAGCAACTTCATGGTGGGCAGGATTAAAGGGTGGGTCTAAAGACTCAGTAGTATTTGTAACAACAGATGCATCAAAAGGTGCAGGTCATGAAGTAGTTTTCCAGTTTGGTGGAAATGTTACTGGTGCAGGTAAAGTAGACAAAGAAAGACTACGTGGTAATGAAGAGCAGAAGAAGCAATTTTCTGACAAAATCAGAGTACGTAGAATTAGACATGGTCTTGATAATGGTGATGAGTTTGATGCTATTGATATCGGTAATCAGTCATTAGCTACACATGAGAACTCAAGAAACCTATTGGCTGACTGGTATGTTAGACAATCTGACCAATGGCTATTCGATGCTGCACAAGGTACAGCTAATGGTGAAACAATCTCTCACGTAGTTAGACCTAACAACAGAGCTAACATTGGTGCACTAGTTGCAGGTGATACATTCGGTTATGATTTCCTTATTAAGTTAGAAGGTATCATTAAACGTACTAAAGGGTATACAGAAGGTGGAACACGTAGACGTCTTGAGCCATTCCAATTTGCTAATGGTATGAGAAAATACTTGTTAGTTATTGATGCTAAACAAGCAGAAGATATGGCTATGGACTCTAAGTTGATGGGACTTCTCCAATCAGGTGATGTTAGAGGTAACGATAACAGACTTATTAGAGGCTCAATGGGTACATTCCGTTCATTCGTAATTGTAGAAGCTGATGACTTCCAAGGTACTACTAACAGTAGAACTATCAGTAAATCATCTGTTGAGGTTTCAGGACTTAGACAAATCAATGAGAATGGTTCAGTATCAGGTGAGACTGGGTTTGATGCAACTGGTGTTGTAGCTTCAAGAGCATTGGTTCTAGGTGCAGGTGCACTACAATGTGCATTCGGTAGACAACCTGATTATAAGTTTCAGTCGTCTGATGACTATGAAATCACAAGCGGTTCAGCTATTGAAATGTGGACTAACACTCAAACAACTATTCTTAAAGCAGAGAATGGTGAGTATGTAGATGCTAAAGTGAGTGGTTTCCAATACGGAATTGTGGCAGTAGATACTTACTCGCACACAAACGCATAAGGAGCAATAGATGGCAACAGTAAACATTTCAGAAAGATTTGAAAATAACCTTCGTAAGGTTTCAGAGGTTGGGGTAGCTACATTAAATGCAGCTATCTCTGATACAGGTGATAGATTAGGTCAAGGTATAGCATATGCAACAGCTGCAGATACTTACCTAGCTTATACTATTCCTGCAGACAGCATTGCTACTAAATTCTACTTCCTTGTAGATGAGGCATTTGATGCTGGTACTACAGCTGCAATCACTATTAAAAGTGATGGTACATCATTAGTAGGAGCTTTAGACCTTTCATCAGTTGGACCAAGTGTATCAACAGTAGTTGATATTTACTTTGATGCAGCTGATGGTATTGAGTTCCAACTTAATCAAGATGTAACTAAAGGTAAAGTTAGAGTAGTTGCTGAGTACATCAGTGGTTCTACAAATAACGGTATCTACGTAGCACAAGGAGCATAAGATGTCAGCAAAAATTTGTAAACCTGTTGATGGCGGGCCTAAAAAGCCTGCTAAGAAAACAGAAGCTAAAAAGTAGCGATATAGAGCCCATTTCGATGGGTTCTAATATCTTTATAGGAGGTAACCATGACAGTAAATGATATAGTTTTTAAGGCTCGTAAAGCTTTAGGTGATACAGATAAAACAGGTTGGGACGATATCACCCTGTCTGATTATGTTGACCAAGCACAAAAAGACCTATGTAAAGAAGCTAACATATATAAACGTACTCTATACATGGGGCTATTACAAGACGTAGAGCTATACGCACTCCCTAGTGACTGCTTCCAAGTTGAACGAGTAGAGTACAGAGGTAGAGCACTAGACATACTGTCTAGGGAGGACCAGGACAATAGATACACCTATAAGGCTTTACACGTAATTAAGAGTGATTTAAACATGACACAGATAGAGATATCTGAACATATTAAGGCTACTAACTATGCTACAATGATTGAGGGTGTTAAGATTAAGGATATAGATATTGTCAATACTCCTACACCCATAGTTGGTGTAGCTACTGATGCTGGCCACCCACAAATATCAGTAGCTAACCCATTAGGTGTTACTGTAGGTTTAGGCATTGCATACCCTAACATAGATAGAATGGACTTTGGTGACTTATCAGGGTATAAGACATCACAAGTGAAGCAGACACAGCCTAACACAGCTAATCTAGGTGTACTAACCCAAATGAACTTTGAGGACGACAATAGAGGTGGTTACTATGGCTTACTATATAGAATAAATAATAGCTACTGTGAAGGTACTTATGGGCCGTGCACAGATGTATTCGCAGCTGATACCCACCTAAGGGTTTACTACTCAGCTATATCCTATACAGTGAATAGCTTATATGATGCTCTAATTGCTCACCCTATGTGGGAAAAGGCATTAGTTCATTACGTTGTAGGTACGGCTAGAATGAATGATAATGATGAGGGCAACTATCAGATAGGTATGAAGGAAATGGGAATGTACCAGGAAGAAGTTAAAAAAGCTAAGAAGCTATCCGCTAGAACATACAGCTCTAGTGTTAGTGAAATTAAAGAAACGACTTATAGAAGGATATAATAATGGCAGATGTACTAAGCGTAGCAGACATAACACCAATAGATAACAGTGATGTGGTGGACTTAACAGATGTAGTATTTGTTAAACAACTTGGAGGAGCTGAAGATTTACAGTTTGGATTTGGTACAGTGATGCAGATTAGGAATGGGCACTCAGTTGTTGTTTCTTTGATTAATGCTGATACAATTCCATATGATACTAGCGATACAATTAAGACTATCTTAGATAAGATACTACTTAAATACCCACTATAAGGAGAGGTAGATGTCATTACAGATTATTAAACAACTAGCAGTCACTGAAGATATTGAATGGGGTGTTGGTACAGTTGTACAACCTAGGGATGTTAGTGGTGACGGAGTGCCTACTGATGAGACCTTTAACCAAGTATCATCTGCTAGTATGCCTCATCTACAATTAGATGATACTACAGTAAGTGATGTGAGAACAGAGCTAAACGATAAGTACAGCAAGGCAGAGTCAGACGCTAAATTTGCTAGGATAAATGGTGATGAAGTTGAGGTGTTCAGTGTTGCTGACCCTAGCATTAATTCTCATGCAGTTAACAAGGGTTACTTAGAGTCTTATATGGCTGGGCAGCTAGCTGACTATGCACTTAAAACAGAGGTACTCACTAAGACAAACCTTATTGCGTATTCTCCAACCTCAGACTATCACCCAGCTACTAAGAAGTATATTGATGACCTAGTTATATCAGCTGGTGCTGGTGATATGCTAAAGTCAGTGTATGACAGCCTTGATAATGGAGTAGTTAATGAGGCTAGACTTATTGATGGGGTAGGTATCAATGATATCATGCATAATAGAGGGCCTGTTACAGATGCTGATAATGTAGCCGATACTGGTGTATGGGAAGGCTCTGATATAGCTAATGTTCCAGAAGCTGGTAAAGGGCTACTTAGGTCATACCTTGGAGCAACTCAAAGTATTGTTGTGCAGATGTACCATGGTATAGACTCAGGTAACATATTCAGCAGACGTAGTAATAATGCTGTTTGGACCACGTGGGAAGCTATAGACGATAAGACTACAGTTGTTGATAACCTAGCTAGTACAAGTACTACAGATGCCCTAAGTGCTAATCAAGGTAGAATACTATCTGAGTCAATTACACAAGTTTCAGCTACAAACGTACCTGTTAATGGTATCATTATGTATTCAGGTGCTCTATCCAGTATACCTAACAACTGGGCACTGTGTGATGGTTCTAATGGTACGCCTAACCTAGTAGATAAGTTTGTTCGTGGAACAGCTAGTCAGGCATACATAGGTAATACTGGTGGTACAGACTCAGCGACCATGCCTTCTCACGCTCATAAAGGGCCAGCACACAGCCACAATGCTGCACATACGCATTCAGCTGGAACTGGCAATGATGGCGGGCATCAGCATTCTATGACTACAAAACTAGATGGCGCTAAAGGTACTGATAATATTACTGTTAATAATGAGCCAGGGGCTACATGGGTAGATAACTTAATAACCTACGAAGGTATCCATAGCCACTCAGTAACAGTAAATGAGGCTAATTTTAATACATCAACAAGTGGCACACAGTGGACGTCAAGTGCTGGAGGCTCTGGTGACAATAAACCAGCTTACTATACCTTAGCATATATCATTAGAGTTTCGTAATGAATGCAGAGGTTGAAACACTAAAACTGAGAGATAGTGAACGGTCTACTGTTCCATATCCCCAGGTGGGTATGGTACCCATAGGTGTTCCAGCTGATAATATAAGAGGCTCAGCTTATAATCTTACACCACTGGTTACATCATATAAGAACAAACTTATTAATGGTGGGTTTGATGTATGGCAACGAGGCACAAGTGGTAATTCACCTAATTATGATAGTGCAGATAGATGGAGGCTATACACACAAGGTTTAGCTCCTACCCATAGTAGTTATCAGGGTTGGTATGCTATCTTAGCTGAGGTAGGTAATACTTACTGTTCTTTGTATCAGATAATAGAGTCTGGTACATTTACCAGTAAGGATGTAGGAGCAGAGTTTACACTTAGTTTTGTACTTACTAGAGCTCAATCAGGTGGAGGTATAAAGATATCCTATCTTAACTCTCCTGATAATGCCTCTACAATTACTGCAGTTTATGAGGAGGCTAGAGATTTAAAGAGTGGATTAAACTCATTCACTTTTACAATGACTGGTGTCCCTGAAAATGGAGTGCAGGTAGCTATTAGATTAGGTGCAGTTACTGATAGCAACCTACTTATTGATGATGTACAGCTAGAGCTAGGCTCAGTGGCTACAGCTTTTGAGCATAGACCTATAGGTGTTGAGCTTGCTATGTGTCAGAGATACTATGAGGTATGTAACGAGCCAGGAGTAACTTACTCCGGCTCAATTACAAATGGTGGTGCTTATTATGCTGTATATAAGCACACAGTGACTAAGAGGGTTACACCTACCACGGTAATTACACCAGCTCTAGAGTATGGGTTTGACCCATCTACACTGATAGTATTTTCTGCGGATGTAAATTTTAGTGAGGCTAAATGCATTGCAAATAACTCAGTGGCTGCTGGTTATTACACAGCAAGTCTTGTAATTGATGCTGAGCTGTAGGAGGTTGTAATGTATAAAGTAAAATATATAGCTGATATATCTACACCTACAAAGTATACTGGGTATCTAGTGGATGATACACTTATAGTACCACTTGTAGAAGGTAATAGGCAGTATCAAGAGGCTCAGAATTGGATTGCAGATGGTAATACACCAGAAGTAGCTTATACGCAAGAAGAGTTGAAGGCTTATACTAATAGTGTTGGGTTGTATGATGCTAAGTTATACTTAAGCAATAGTACTAGTTTACTGCCTCAAGATGTGCAAGATAGGTTGACTCAAGCAGAAAAAGACGCCATAGTTGCGGACAGGTTATCAGCCATCGCAATCATAGAGGGTGAAGGCAGATCTGGCTTTGCAGTCAGTGACCTATCACTAGCAGTACTAAACAAATATAAAGGACAATAAATGGAAGCAACAAAAGGTGATTTAATTCAAGGTATGCCACTAGGTAGAGGTAATGCAACAAGCCCATACACGGTTCAAGAAATGGACACGGTTGTTGAGTTTTTGGTAGATGGTGATGTGGTATGTAAGCTAGATAGTGGAGCTACTACAACCACATCTGTACTAGCTGGAGGTAGATATGCAATAGGAAAGGGTGTAGTTACTATTACAACAACTTCTACATTTAGTATAGGTTAGTACCATGCAACTATCATTAGGGCTAATGGCACGTAGACATGGTATCGTTAAAAATGCCTGTGTGCAGGAAGGTACTGATGGCATATGGTATGGTGCTGGCCCAGGTGTTGGGCAGATAGTACCACCATTCGCTATTGATGGTACTCCTATGTATGCATTTATATGGGCAAGTACAGCAGCAGGTGAAGAAGGCACTATACTTATGTCCTTTGGTGACTTGGGTGATACTAAGCTTACTGATGTTAAAGAGATAGTGATTACCAGCACAGAAGGCACACAGATACTTACATGGGATGCAACTAATACTGACTATAGAACAGTTAACTTAGAGCTTACAGATGCACTTATAGCAGACTATGAGTTAGATAAAGTTAGGTGTTTCAAAGCAGATGTGCTTATAGAAGGTCTATTGCTTCACTATACATTCAGCGCAATACTAACAGGGAGTAGATAATATGAAAACTAAAACATTTCCTCTTTTTAAGAAGAATGATATAAGTGTACAGGCAACAGGTGACCATAATAATGGTACAAGATATGTTAAGAATGAGGTAGCCCTAGTAGCTCCTTCATTTGATGGTAATGTGCATAGTGGACGCAGCGTTGCATTGAGTAGTGATGGTGCTATTGATGTGCCTATTAATGCTACTTTGGGGAGTGAGCTAATTACAGGTACATGGACATTAAATACGGGATGGGTCAATAATGGAGACGGAACTTTTACTTATGATGGAGCTTCATCTGGTAGTGGTATGTATGTACTGATAGATGGGAGGTTTCCAGTTAATTCAAATGTAGTCTTTGAATTTGAATTACTTACTGAAACATCATCAGTATATACTAGAATAGGCTCAGATACTATAGGTATTAGTGAACATGCATCTGGCTCTGGGGTGCATACGCTTGAGTGTACAAACTGGAATGGTAATGGTGCAGGGCTAAATTTTATTCCTTCTACTGCTACAACACAAGTACATATTAGACCTATATCAATCAAAGAAATCCAATCAACACAAGGACAAATATCATATTACAATGTAACTACAAAACGTCATGAGAGTATTGACAGTTTACCACTATCAACCACATACAGACTAGAGAACCTAGAGTTCAATAACCTAGTAGTGCTATGGGATAGAAGCTTCACACAAGCAGACCGTGACAAGATGGACGCTAACCCTGAGTTAGTTGTCAGATGGGCTAAAGGTGAGGATGTATTTAGTATTGGTGTGATAGGTGTTAATGATAAGGTGTATGTTGGTAGTGATACAGATGCTTTCCTGCGCTCAATACAAAGTACACAGATAGCTATCAGTGGTACATACACACGAAACACAAACTTAAACTATGGTATTCAAACACTAGGGTTAAAACTAAATAGTGCAGGGGTTCCTACATCTATTGCAGATGCTAACACATTGAGCTTTGTTAATAACACTAGTGGGTATGTAGATACACAACTTACACCATCTATGGATAAGTATACTATTGAATGGAATGGTATACTATCTAGTGGGGTTACTGAGCAAAGAGTATTAACACATGATGCAGCTGTTGGAGATAACTACTATATAGATGGAATACTACAAGGTGCAACACCTGCACTACCTAGTCCAACTGAGTCTATTAAGCTGAGCAACACAGCACCCATTGGGTTTGCAGATACAGTTGATACTATATATGACCCATTCAAAGTATGGTCAACAGTGGAAGATGTGGAAGTTAATACATGTAATAATACTGATATATGTCTAGGTGTAGGGGATGCAGGAGATAGTCAACACTATGGTTACTCTGATACATATGGCACAGTAAACCCACCTGAGTTCTTAGGACTAAAGATTAAAGAGTTGCAGGCTGATACGATTGACGGTGTTGTCTATGCTAAGATGGGAGAGAGCGGTACAGAAGCAGTGCCTAATTTGCCTTCAATGAAATGGGATGTTGTTGGGTTTGGGCTTGCTGAATTTGTGTGGAATGCAACATACAATGATTACAATACGATAAACGCATCACTTGCAACATTTATAGCGAATGGTGTAGGAGGTAACCTAGGTATGAATGTAGACCCTGACTTTGTGTATGACCCTATAACAGATAGTGCTGATTGGTCAAGACTAGGTACAGGTACTTCAGTAATTAGAGTTAGAGAGTCAGATGGTGTAGTTGTAGCTTATGGTGCTACCTCAGCAGAAGCATCTGTAATGTATAAGAACAACTCATTTGATGACGGGTTCATAGAAGCTACATTCTTATATAGACAGACGAGTAACGGAGTAGCTAGTTTTCCTATGGCTATCCGTATGGTTAGTGATAGTACATTTATTGGTTGTCGGTCTTATGATACTAATATAGAGGTGTATGAGAGAGTTGATGGTGCATTTAATCGTCTTATAGCTATACCTAACCCTAGCACTGAAAACTATGTGGTTAGGGTAGAAGTTATAGGCACTGAGTTGAAGATGTTTGTTGATGGTGTACTTGAAGCAACTGTTACTACAGCAGTTAATGCAATAGGTGGAGCAGGTATGATAGCAAGAGGCCACTCAGGAGGAGCTATTGGTATGGCTAATGGCTATTCAGTAGGTGCATTTACAGAAGTGTACATAACAGATGATGCTGGAACACCATTAGTTGATGATTCAGGAACAAAAATAATAGTATAGGAGAATAAAATGGCAAGAACAATAAATGATGTAATGACATCTGGAGAGATAAAAACAATAGTTGTTAACGACAACATCCAATATAATAAAGCAAAAGTAGGGGCAGATGGTATGTTCCTACGGATTGGTGCAGGAGGGGCTACTGAGTTATACAGAGCAGTTGACCAAGATGTTGTGATGATTGATGATGTAACAGTTTCAACACCAATACCTTCTGCATGGACTCAAATGTTCAGTATTACACTTACTACGGATGTAACACCGGAGAATGGTTCCATGGTATTTAGTGGTGACTTCTTCAATGATAGCTCACAAGATAGAGAATTGTGGATGCGTATGATGGTAGATGGAGTACAAGTAAGAAGTGACTTCATATTTGACTTATGGAAAGACACAGCCAATGACCATCAACAAGTTATCATGTCAACAACACCTGAAAATACTTTCTTATCAGGTCAAGTAGTAACGCTAGAATTAGGTGCTGATTCTGACGGTAACATAACTATGAATGGTGATTACCAACAAGGAAGGTTAAAGATTACAGAGGCACAAGCAGCACCAGTAGCAGGAACATATATGAACACATCTTCAATCGAAACATTCGATTGGAACCTACTACCACATGGAGACCCTGGAATATCAGGACAACTATACATTGCACCTAACAACACTATTAGAGTGAGCCAAGGGTGAAAAAGATAGTAACTAGGTTAGTTTTAACCTCAATATTAATGATGATACTTATAGGTTGCGCATCCATAGTCAATCAGACTATGGAATTCTCATTATTGAATGTGAAGGCTACTAGCACTACTGAACATTATTCGGAGAAAAAATGAAAAAGTTAGTATTAGTATTTATGCTTACATCATCTATGTTTGCAAACAGCTTCTTTCAAGAAGAAGATAAGCAGATGCATATAGTAGCTACAAGTGCTATAGGGTTTACTGCTAATGCCATAGCTTACAAGGAGTATGGTCTAACTGCTGAACAGTCATTTTGGGTTGGCGTAGCTGCTGCCTTAACCGTAGGGCTTGCAAAAGAGTTATATGACAGTAGAAGTGGAGGTACAGGTTTTGACAGTAGAGATATGTTAGCTGATGGTATAGGTGGGGTCATTGGCTCTGGAGGTATGTATGTCATATACAGATGGTAGTGATTACCTTGTAGCTATAATAGTTATGGGCTTAACTGCCTCATGGGTGGTATTCAAGTGGTGTCATTGTAACGATGACTATAAACTTAAATAGATGGGAGTCTAGCCTTTACCTAGGCTCTCATGTGTTTAAAACACAAAAAGACATAAAGGGAAATTATGAAAAAGTTAATTGTGGCTGTAATGGCTTTGATGTTAGTTGGTGTGTTTGCTCAAGCTGGGAATACTGGCTATACGTATGACAGACACGGCAGTTCGGATAGTCAAGGACCAAAAGGTGATACTGGTACTAATGGTATAGATGGTATTGACGGTACTAATGGAATTGATGGTACTAATGGAATTGATGGTACTAATGGAATTGACGGCACCGACGGTGTAGATGGTCAGGATGGAATTGACGGTACTAACGGTGTAGATGGTCAGGACGGTGTAGATGGTCAGGATGGTGTAGATGGCGAGCCCCTAGTTGGTACAGCAGGTTATTCCGGTACTGATGGTGAAGATGGTACTGACGGAGCAAAAGGCGACAAGGGTGATAAGGGCGATGATGGAGCAGATGGTAAAGATGCTCCTATTCAAGAGAACCCTACATTTGCACAACTAGCTGATTATGCTTTAGACTCTGGTGCTGGTAATACAGCAATGGCTAACATTGATTTTGGTTCAGTTGGTGAAGGAGAGACTGAAGGTGGTATAGGTATTGGATATACTTCTTCTAGTTGGGGTTCATCTACAGCTGGAGCAGTTGGTATTAAACATGGTGTTACTAATGACACAGCAGTAGTTGTAAAAGGTTGGAGTGCAAGCTCAGACTCTTATGGTGTAGGTGCTGGCGTAGTTCATAAGTTTTAGTAGAGTGAGGTTCACTATGTGAGCCTTGCTGTGTTCAAACACAAAAATTAAATGTTAAGGATTTAAAATGAAAAATATTATACTTGTAGCTATTGCTACTTTGGCCCTAGTAGGGTGTAGTGAAGGTGATGTAACCAATAACACTAATAACTATAACTATGGTACTATCGTTGGTGATGGTGCCTACTACGTTGAGGTTAACGGAGATGGCGATGTTATCTCGTGTACCACAACAGTACAAGATAGTAATGGTACTACATCAACACAGACTTGTAGCTCAACAGAAATTGCAGATGCTCAAGAGCTAGTAGATACAACAAATTAAAGGATATGTATGCCAGTTATAAATAAATTTGATGGTGGTTTGGTTACTGGCATAGACCCAGTATACCTAAACCCAGACCAATCAACTATATTACTAGATGCTAATATAGAGAACATAGGTTTATTGTCTGCTAAGAAGCCTGTTGAGTTTACTAGCGGCAGTAGGAGTTTCTATCAGTTTCCTATATTAGATAGTGAGCCTGAGAAGTTTCATGTTACATCATCTAACAATATGAGAAGCTATGCTGAGTTTGAAGGTAGACTATGCTATAGTGATGGAGGCCCAGTATGTCAGGTAACTGATGGCACATTTGACTCTACGCTTGGTGACTTTAAATGGAATAGTTTAGGGGTAAAGAAAACCGATGGTGTTATTAAGGCTAGGGTGTTAATGCTTAGTGACTTACCTGGTGCCTCAGCTGTGGTTACTAGATACAGTGCTCCTGGTACTGGGTTTATTATAAGCAGAATTATTAGGTATAGAGTAGTGGACACTAATGGCAATATGTATACTTATGATATTGATAATAATGCTGGGTATGCATCTGTAGCTTGGACATTACCTGATAGCACATATAAAGTATATAGGGAACTAATAAGCGGCTTTAATGAACCTTCAGGTAAGTTTGTACTTGTATCACCTACTGGTACTAACTCCATTGGCTTTGTTGACGGGCTAATCCCTTTAACAGATAATGTTGAGTATATAACTGATATACTATCTAGGGATTACTCAGGTCACAGAATGTCTGTGCATCAAGGTAAAAGCTGGACTGCACCATACAACATAGTTAGAAGTGGTGACAGAATATCAATATCTGTGAAGGGTTTAACGGGCATAGATACTAATAATGCTTGGGAGACTTTAGACCTAAACAAGTCTATATTGCTTGATACTGAGGAAGCTGTTGTAGCCATTGCCTCAACATTTGTATTAGCTGATGAACTCTATGTTCAGATTAGGCTTGGCAGCACAACAGAAATATATAAGGCTGATGGCTCACTAGTGTATGAGACATCAGTACCTATGGACGAAGAATTCTTTAAGGGTACTACTGTAGAACACAATGGCTTGTTGTACATGTTTAGTCCTTCAGATGGAAACGTAGCTATATTTGATGGGACAACCATAGAGTATAAAACTATGGACTCATTCCCATTTGCTAAGGCTGAAGATACTGTGTATGTTCCATCAGGTAGTCTTGTATACGCAGTTATTAACAATCAGCATGAGTCTAATATACGTAGTATATCATTACCTGACTTGACTGTTAGTTACACTGGTGTGGAACGTATTGAGACACCTTTAGTTAGAGGATTGGGTGGCACATCTAACTCTGTACTTGTTGATGGTGACTACGCTCTATTCCCTCATCACGGAGGGGTTATTAGGTTTAGCCCTACTACAAATGATGTAATAGTTTCAGGTAGGGAACTAACAGAGGCTAAAGCTTGTAACAAGAAGGGTTTTGCTTCTCATGGTACATTTGGGCATAGTATCCAAAGTAAGTCTTGTAGTGTGGATACTAGATCTGCCTATGTGACATACTGGAGTGCACCAGTAGTTTCACTGAATAGTGCGCTTGAGTATCTTAATGAGCGAACGCTAAATGGTACCTATGTTTATAATGCCTCTCAAAGAACACCTGATGGTACATCTGATGGACCATTAATGGATATGGAGTCAGACCCTGTAACAGTGTATAAAGGGCACATAATTATTGATACCACTGGTATTATAGCTACGGAGCCACTTAGAATATATAGAACTGGTGGGTATCTAACTAGATTTACTATGGTTGAGGATGTAGATATAACTAATAACTATATTGATAAACGTGATGATGTAACCATAGCTTTAGGTAGGAATGGGTCATATGACTTTGCAGATGCACCACCTGAAGGACTCAAGTTTCTTACAGCTCATAGAGGTAGATTATTTGGTATAGTTGGTAGTAAAGTATACTGGTCAGAAGCAGGTAATGCTAATAAGTGGGACGAGCTTCTATCATTCGTAGTAATGGATAGGGTAGTTACTGGTTTAGCCTCATGTGTTAATGGACTTCTTATATTTATGAAAGGTAGAATTAATCTATTACAAGGTGATGATAGAACATCTTACACTCTTAGAACTACATCGGTGGAGAAGGGTACAGTGGACAGCTACTCTATCCAAGAAGCTAGTAATGGTGCTTTCTTCTTTAGTTCAGATGGGCTATGTTTTACAGATGGTGCTCAGATTAGGGAGCTAAGTTATAACATACTTGGTCCTCAGCAGTTTGATTGTATTGATAGTGCTGCCACTAATCGCTCATACTATGCACTAATCAAGGGTTACACTAATGGCACACTAACAAAGTATCTAAAGATACTTAGGTATGACTTTGGAAAAGACCCTGTGTTTTCCAAGCTTAGTGGTGATGCTGTAAGTGGACTAGGCACTATATTCGGTAGATTAGCACATCATAGTAATGGAGTGATTTATGATACACTTGCAGGTACAGCACGTAAGCTGAACTATAGGTCAGGTAATATCACAGAGGGTATACCTACAATGGTTAAGGAATGGGATAGAGTTAGAGTTGCTGGTAGGTTTGTTGGTAAGCTTATAGTTTATATGGAAGATAAGATAGCCATTGAGCAGACTATAGATTTAAAGAGAGATAAGCTTATAAACTACCAATTTCCTAAGCATGCCAACAAAGGTAAAACTATATCGTTCGAGCTAGTAGGTACTGGGTTTATATCCTCTATTGAGTATAGCTTAACAGCGAGAAAGACAGTAAAATGAGTTTTGATTATGAGCTGAGCGAGAACTGGAAAGAGACAATTAAGCATGGTGAGACTATATACTACTCACATTCTATAGTTAACCATAGAATGGAAGATGGCATATGTGTAATAGGTGTTCATGCTTGTAAGCCACCTCTTGAGTATAAGGCCATTGTGCAGGCTATGAGAATAGCCAGTGAGTATGACAAGGTAATAGTTAAAGCTATTAACACAACAGATAACACTAAGAGATTTCTTGGTAAAATAGGTTTCAGGTATCACAATGAAACACAAGCATATAGTAAAGGATTTTAAATGAGTGATGTATTTGGAATAGGGTCAGCAGCTGGGGCTGTAGCTTCTGCAGGTGCAGCTGCTTACGCGGCTGACAAACAGTATGAGGCATTGAGCGACAAACTGGATTGGTCTAAGGAAACATTTGGCATAGGTAAAGAGCACATGGATGGTCAGGACATGTGGGGAACCTTAGAGCTTCAACGAAGTTGGGATTACCTCAACCAAGGACTAGGCGAGGCTAAAGGGCAAAATAGTGCCTATCAAGGTGAGAGTGCTGATTATAGGTCTAGAGCTGATGCTGCCCAAAATCAAATGCAAAGTTACTATGATGATATGATGGGTAACTTTAATGATATGAGTATTAACAATGAGCAGGCAGTTTCTGAGTTTAGTAGACGTTATGGACCTATCATGGATAATGTTAAGCAAGGTATTATGGACGTATCTCAAGCTAGGTTAGCATCAGGTGGTAGGGAACAGCTATCAATGGATATGGAGACATTAGGTAAGACATTTGATAACTCAATGGCTAAACGAGGTCTAGCCAGAAGTGGTTTAAGTATTGAGGCTGACCAACGTATGCAGGCAGAGACAGCTCAGCAAGCAAGGGCTATTGATGTTAATAGTTATGCTCAAGCTCAGCAGCTGCAGGGTCAAGGTATTCAACAGCTTAACAGTATGAATAACATATACTCTGGTCTACAACAGCAGCGCCAAGGTATTATGGGTCAGAAAGGACAAGCTATGCAAGGCATAGGTAATACTTATGGTAATATATCTAACTCTCAGTTTGGTAGGTCAGCTAGTATGTTCGGGCGAGGCTTTGGAGCTGTAAACACTTCATATGGTAACTTAGCTAACTTATGGAGTCAGAGCGGTATGAATAGAATTAATGCTTCCAACTCTTTCTATAGTGGTGTGGGTCAACAGGGTAACGCTAATGTAGCTAATGCATATGGTAATCAGGCCACTGCTTATGGTAGTGATGCTGCTGGATTTGGTAGCTTTGCTGGCTCATTAGTAGCTAATGACACATTTAGTAGCGGAGGCTCATCTAGTGATACTGGATGGGCTTCAGATAAGTGGTAGGGATATGATATGGCAAAATTAAAAAGTAACGACATAGACTATCTCAAAGAGTCATTTAGGTATTCAAGTGATACCTATCAGACATCACAGGTAGAGGCACAAGAGGCAAGAGACATGTTTGCCAATAGGCACTACACAGCTGAGCAGATAGCTGTGTTAAATAGTAGAGGCCAACCAGTGGAGACATTCAACGTTGTACTAATGATGATTAGAGCCTTAACTGGCTATCTAGGTCAAGTACAGAATGCTCCTCAGATTAAACCAAGAACACTACAAGATAACGATGTAGCATTTGCATTAAATGATTATGTGCAGTATGTACTAGATGATAATGACTTTGATATGGTTAAGCGTAAGCTACTACTTGATGGGCTTACATCAGGTCTTATGGTTCAGTATATGGATGTAGTTAAGACAGGTGCTAAAGATAGATATGGTAGAGATATCCATAAGATAAACATTAGTCATGTACCTAGTTATCAAGTAGCTATTGACCCTCAGTCAACTATGGAGGACTACAGTGATGCTAGATTTATTCATAGGTTCAAGTGGATTAGTGAAGATAACTTCATGCAACTATATGGGACTAGGAAGTTTGCAGAGGTTAAAACTAAGGACATGGATTACAACCACCTTAATGTATCTGATGCAGATAAGACTAGGTTTGAAAAGGACCAAAGCTATAACTCAACAGAGTATAGTACTGGGTACAATGCTAGGTTTAGTCATACATACCAGATACATAATAAGTGGCTAGTTGTTCATTCTGTAGTTAGAGAGAACAATGGTGATTATTGGGCTATACAGTGGTGTGATGATGTAATACTTAAGCGTGAGAAGATTACATTTAAAGATGTTAAATCTCCATACACAGTAACTAAGATGAATGATATACTAGATGTTGAAGAGTTCTACGGCCCGTTTAGAGAGGTTGTTGAGAGTCAGAAAGCTATTAACCAAGCACTACTACAGATACAACTATTGATTAACACTAGTAAAGCATTTGTAGAAGAAGGTGCAGTTGAAGATATAGCTAAGTTTAAAGATGCCTTCAACAGAGTTAATGCTGTTGTTGAGGTAGAGGAACTTAGTGGTATCAAGCTTGAAGATATGAGTAGGGATATTATGAATCAGTATACAGCTATAGATAAAGCATTAGAGCGTATCAAACTTGTACTAGGTGTTAATGACTCATTCTTAGGTAATGCATATGCTAGTGACTCAGGTAGAAAGGTGCAGATACAAGCACAACACTCTTCTGGTATGCTTAGTTATGTGACTGGTAAAGTAGAGCATATGATGAAACAGACTGGCCATAACATAGTTGGATTAGCCAGACAATACATATCTGCTGAACAAGTCATTAGAACATCTGACCATATGGTAGGCGAGAGATACTTCTCAATTAACCAGCCAGTGATGAGACCAGTTATTGACCCAACTAATGGTCAACCTATGATGGACCCGCAGACGGGGCAACCAGCCATGGAGCCAGTGATGGAACCAGTAGTTGACCCAGGTAGTGGTGACTTTGTTATTAATGAAGATACAGGAGCTATAGCACTTGCACCTCTAGGTGACCCTTCATCAACACTATCATATGCAGATGTAGATATCATAATTGAGAGTGTACCTATGGACCAGACCCAGGAGAAAGACCAACTGATACTAGAGACAGTAGTTAATGGACCTATGGGTCAAGCACTGCTACAAGCTAATCCAGCTGGTTATTACATGGCATCTAGTTTATCACTTAGAAACTATGGGGCTAAGTTCAGTAATGTACTAGCTGACATATATCAGAAGACTGCCTTAATGGTAGGTAATGGACAGATGGACCCAACACTAGCTATGGCTGGTGGTAATATGCAAGCTATTATGGGTGGAGCAATGGGAGGTTCAAACGGTAATCCCGTCAATGGGCCTTCTTCACAAACAGCACAGATACCAACTGGGCAAGACCAAGGAGGGCCAAAATAATGGGTTTAGGAACAGCACTAGCAGCTGGTATGAATGCATACCAGACTGAAGACAATAGGTTACAAAAGAATGAGATGGCTAATCGTAAAGAGGATAGGCTAGATAAGACATTTACAGAGAATGCCAGGATTAGAGAGCAACAAGGTAAGTTAGCTAAGGCTAAGCTAGCAGAGTATAGTTCACCTGAGGCAGCTAAGCTTAGAGCGTTACAGGTTAAGAACCAAACATCAGTTGAGCTTGGTAAGGCTGGGCTTTATGCTGATATGGAGAAATACAATCAGGGACAGAATAGTCAAGAAGCTGTAAACATAGCTAAGCAGACTGAAACCAAGGTTAAAGATATGGGCATGCAAAGAACTATGTATGAAGGTATGAATAACATATACACTGATATAGCTGCTAGTGGTAAGGTCTCAAACTTAGACTCTGTCAATGCCATGGTAGAGGCAGAGCCTTTGTTTCAAACTAAGATTAAAGGTAAGCTAATCTCTTACAATCCTAATGTGCCAAAGCATAAGAGCAATCTCATGATGTTGGCTCAGCAACAAGCTAAGCGTAATGGTGGTGAGCCTGAGGATTACTTCCCAGCTTTAGAGCAGATGGCTAAGAACAACATTATAGCATTTGATAGCTCTAATGATGCTCCTATAGATATTACAGCATTAGGAGCAGTAACAGGAATTACTAAGAAGTTACCTCCGTCTATGGTAGCTAAGGCTAGACAGAATATGGATAGTTCAGCAACAAAGGCAATGCAGGACTATAAGGGTCAAGTACCTGATAGAAGTAGCCAAGCTACTAATATCTCAGCTATTCCTGAGGAGCCCATAGCTGGTGTTACTGATATAGCTCCATGGAAACTAGATGAGAATAAGTCAGAGCTTCAAACTTGGCAAGGTAAGAACCCATCAAAAGAGTTGATGAAGTTTCAGGCTTATGGTGTAGCTATTCCACCTGACTTACAGAAGGCTTATGATGATAATGTTAAATCTTTAGAGAGTGGAGGAGCTGGTTATTGGGCTGGTGCTTCACAACAACAGATGGTTGAAGGTATTGATAATATCATTGATGTGGTTGAGAATGGTGGGGCTGTAACAACTCAAATGGTAGGTAGAGCTAAGACAGGTATAGCTTCACTTGAGACAGCCGGCCAAAAGAATGACTATACTAAGAGGTTAGATGCTGCGTTGGATAATAACAGAGTTAAGGACATATTTAAAAGTGAAATGGCTACTAATAAAGACCATAACTTCATGATGAACCTGGAAACTGATAGAGTTAATAATGCAGGCTCTAAGTCAGTAGTGGCTAAGAAGAGAGAAGAGTTAAGAACTAACAATGGGTTTGTTGAGGATATTAATGGTGCTTTAAAAGAGATGTCTGAAATGGATGGTCAAATGCTATCAGGTTTCCTAGCTACCTCAGCTAGAGAAACTATGGCTAAAGACCCATCATTCATAAAAGACTTGGCTGAGCTAAGAGTAGGTGATGACTCTAAAGCAGCAATAGCTGAAGCAGATAAGCTTAGAAAGCAAGTGTATAACAGTTTAAAGATGAACACTAAGGTTGGTGTTATGCTAGCTAAGTACATTAAATCAGTATCAGGTGCAGCTGTATCAGATGATGAGAGAACATTCTTAACTGGGTTAATGCAAGGTGCTATAGATGCAAACCCTAGGGCGATGGCAGTATCGCTACAAGCATTTAGAGATACTATGGCAGCAGATGTTAGTCGTGATGCTAATGACTTTCATTGGCAAAGTATGCTGCCTGAGACCACCTACAATATGAAGGGTGTACTAGAGGATAGCAATATTGACTATGCATCGTCAATGCCTGAAGGTGTAGCCATTGCTACAGATACCTATGACAAAGCAACAAGTAGTTTCGGTAAAGCCTATGATAGCTTTATAAGTAAAATGAAAGATATAAAAGACCCAAGTAGAGTAACAGATAGAAAGAATGCAGCTACAGCTGAAAGACTAAAGGACATGCCTCCACCAAAAGACGCCTCTAAAGGTGCATGGATTAAGAAAGAGTGGTTAGACTAATGGAATATACAACAGAAGACGTAGGCACAGAGCCTAAGGTACAAACACTAGATGCATTCAATAACCAAATAGTAACACCAAAGGACGAAATATTAGCTCCTAAAGAAGAGGTTAAACCTGCTGAGGTAGATACTCATGGTAATGTTGAATTTAAAGCTCCTGAGAGTACTCAAGGCTCATACAGTGCTGGAGCTAGTAATGCTAGACCAAAGAAAAAGAACCTTGCTATAGATATGAGTAAGCCATATTTATACCCACTTAATAAACCTGATGGAGAGCCTACAGATTATGGGCAGACCATGGAGAATGTACAGACTAGTATTAAAGCTATGTCTGATGGAGCTTCCCCTGATGAGATATACAAAGATAACTTTCCTTTAAAGGTACAAACATATAAGTACCTAACAGAAACTAAAGGTGCAAATCCTAGAGATGTAGCTAAAGGACTAGGTTTAGATTATGAGCTCATTCAGTCCTCACAAGACTCATGGGATAGATATAAAAAAGCCTTACACTCACAAATCTCACAGATAGGCACTGGGTTCTTAATGGTTGGTAATACTATGCCTACAGCAACAGCGAGTGATGATGCATATGTAGCCAGAGCAAGAGAGGAAACTGACAAAATAGTTAAAGATGATAAAGAGTCTAAGGCTATATATGATGTAATGAATGCAGAGTATAATGAGGTTGATGGGTCCATAGATAGTCCATGGAACCTTGCAGCTATGGGAGGTGATGCTACATTAGACTTAGGTATTGGTGCAGGAGCAGCAGTGGCAGCTAAGGGTACTACGGCTACTGTTAGAGCACTAAGAGAAGCATATATAAATGTGGCTGCAGCTACTACTAAAGAGGCAGCTAAGTTTGGGTATCATCAAGACCCAGCAGAATTAGCTACTGGTGTACTATCAGCTATGGCAGCTGAGTCTGTAGGTGGGTATTTGGCACATAGGTTCATGCCTAAAGTTAATGAAGGGCTTCAAACTAAAGATGTTGGTCAACTCCAGGATATGCTAGATGGTATGAGCATACTTAAGAAGTACAATATAGAAGTAGGTGAAGAGGACTTACTTAATCCTGAGGAGATACTAACAAGGATTAAGGCTAAGCATCTAAACCCATCAGAACTTGAGCGTATTACATCTATATACACTAAGAGAAACATATCTCTTATGAAGGGTATAAATAGGTCGCTTGAGTCTATAGGTATTACAGACCCTAGGAAGCTGGAGCAGTATGCTAATGGTGAGATACCATTAGACAGAATGGGTCCAGAGTTCAAGGAGTTTATAGAGGGTAAGATGGCTGTGCATAAAGCTAAGATGGACCCAGTTTATGAGTCGCTTGAAACTCTTGACATTAATCCATCAACTGGTAATCAAGCTACATACTCTATTGAGGGGCTTACTGAGCAGTTTAGGCTTGGGTCAGGTGGTGCTAAGGCCATCTATAAAAACCTAAAAAGTGAGATTGACCACATATTTAACACTATGGATAACCCAGCAAGCATCCAAGCTAAAGAGATAGAAGCCAAGCTAAAGGGCGATCTTAAGTTGGCATCTGCTAATCTTATAGGTGTAGACTCTGCACTTAATAAGGTAGATGATACCATACTAGATGCCCAAGGTAGATTAAACCTAGCTAATGCTAGGCTTGCCGAGGCTGGAGAGGATATGACACCTTCAAAGAGGATATCACTTGAGGAGATTAAGCGTAAAGCTGTTAGGGACTTAGGAAAGCACACTAAGGCTAGACGTTCATTGAAGGCACAAAGAAGAGAGGCTAACAAACGTATTAAGTCACTAAAGAAACAGAAGAAGGCTAATAGGTCAGCTGTTAAGTTAGCCACTGAGCCTACTCACTCTAGCATTATGCAGGTTAATGAAGTTAGAAAGTATGTCAATGGACTACTTCACAATGGTGGCACTATGTTTGACACTACTAGTCCTACTCATAAAGCATACATGAACAATATAGTTAAGCAGATGGATGAATGGATGGATAACATACCAACTGATGAAGGTAAACTATTAGTTAGTAGGTTACGTTATGCTAACAAACTAGCAAAAGAAGGTTTTGATAAGTGGGGTGATGGTGCATTTAAAGGTATTACAAAGGCTTTAGACTCTGACAATCCTGATGCATTAAATTCTTTATTTAAAGGTGAAAATGCTAGGTTTCATCTAGAAAACTTAGGTAAAGTAGCTGGTAAAGATAGTGAGCTATATGCTAAGGCAGCAGGTAAGTTCCTACATGATAAGATAATGAATGGAGTTACAGGTCAGTCAGGGGTTACTGAAATGGCAGATATTAACTGGGAGCAGATGGCTAATAACCTACGTAGTCCAGAGGTTAAATCATTAGTTAAGGACTTGATGGGTGATGAAGCACTAAAGGAAATTAATGGTATGACCTATATAGCTGGTACATTAGGTAAACATGTTAATAAAGCATTTGAGTCTATTGCTCATACACAAGCACAGAAGAAACATATACTTAGAAGTATCTATGATGGTACTGTAGGTGATATGATGTCCACCATTACAGCTGGTATTGAGAGATACTCAGGCCACACTTTAAAAACTAAGTTTTATGGTGGTAAGTCCAATAAAGGTAAGATTAAGGCTATGCTTGACAACTCAATAGCTGATATTATACAGCAAGCATCAGCTAAAACTATTATAGGTGTACTGCCTAATAATAGATATTCTGTTGGTGAGGCTGTACAGCAGATTGAGAAAGAGTTAGCTAAGCGACAAGGCAAACCTAATGCTACTATAGAATATGT